ACACATTTTTATCAGGTAAAAATAACTCAAAGAATGGTTTAACATCTGCAGGTGTGATAACTCTTTTAAACACCTTGGTAATCCCGTTAACAACTAATTCACGTTTTGTTATGGTGTAGTTAACTAAGTTACCCGCAGCGTCAAAGTTAGGGATTTTTAATCTGTTTGGAAATCCAGAAAAGTTGTATGGTGATGAAAAATCAATATCGTATTGGTTTTCAAATACAATACCCGCACCAAAAATTTGAGAGCCTCTGTTTAAAATACCCAAATATCTCTCATCTTCTTTATCTCCAAAAGCCGGTACAGTGATTGAAAAATCTACAATAGATACAGATGGTCTTTGTCCAGGTATTTTTAATCCATAAGTTCTGGCAATGTTATAGATTGATGACCTTTGTTGTGCATATTGTAATACAGTTTCTTGAATACTTCTATCAATATGATAGTGTAGGTTGTCAGCAACCGCCGCATTCAAATCCAAGAATACAGAAAATACCGAAGCATCATTAAAGTCTTGTATTAATTCAGGATAATAACTACGAACATAGTTCTGTAACTCTACCCTAATCCCTTCGTAATCTCTTACTGTGTATGAAATTCTATTATTTGCCATCTATGTTTAAATATTGATAATTACGAAATCACTTTGTGCAAAAGCTAAATTGTCCACCGTGTAGTCAATTCTAACTTTCGCAGTATATTCTGATGTTCCTTTACCCGGTACTCTATAAACGTAATCTCTTGCAGTACCAGGAATCAAACTACCTTTAGCCAACGGTACTTCTTCTGAAGAGTCGGCTGGTTCTATTGTAATTTTATTTAGTAATAAATTTGGCATGAATGTTTGTACAGAATCACGAATATCCGCCTCTATTGCATCAAATGTCAGTCCGTCATATGGTTCAAATAAATACTCATAAAGTCTTGTACCAAAAGTTGGTAAGAAATACCTACTACCCTTTCTTGTCAATATCAAATGTAATAAGTCACTTCTTATTTGTTGATACTGAGTTTCGGTTAGGGCTAAGTAATCCCCTTGAGTAGAATCTGCAAACGGGAAATCTAAACCATATGTAATACCTTCAGCCATATTCTATAAATATACCCTTACAATTTTTATAAGAAATAAAAAACCCGTCGGTTAGGACGGGTTTAATTTTAAGTAGTTGTTTGTTTAAGACTCACAAGCCACACATTGTAGGTCATTTAAATTTAACTTCTTCCTCGCAAATGCTTGTGCTGAGTTCATAGAGTGTTGGTAATACAATGTTTTAACACCCAATTGCCATGCATCCATTAGAAGTTTGTTAACATCCTTTGTAGGCATGTCAGGTGAAATCATCAAGTTCAAAGACTGTGCTTGGTCAATATAATCTTGTCTTACCGCAGCTTGGTTGATAATAGATGCCTGATTAACTTCAGCAAAAGTTCTGAAGATTTGTTTTTGCTCATCAGTCAAGAACTCTAAATGTTGAACTGAACCGTCTTGTTTCTTAATACTATCCCAAGTAGCCTTGTTATCTTTTCCGAGTTCTGCCAATAACTTTTTCAAAACAGGATTTTTAATGGTGACCTTGAGTTTTGCAACGTCTTTAACATAACAGTTAGACCAAATTGGTTCAATTGATTGAGATACCTGACCAAGGATAAATGCCGATGATGTTGTTGGCGCAATTGCGTTCAACGTAACATTTCGTCTTCCATAACCTTTAAGTGTTTCAGGTTCACCAAACATAGTTGCAAGTTCTTCAGATGCTTTATAAGATTTATCTTTTATTAATTTAAAAACCTCAACGTTTAATTTTGCTGTTTCACGACTATCAAAAGGTAAGTTTTTCGATTGAAGTAAAGAGTGCCAACCTAAAACCCCCAAACCTAATGCTCTTTGTCTAACAGCAAAGTTGTACGATTTTTCTAAATAAAAGAAAGCTCTTTTACCCTCCAAAGTACCTTGGTGTCTCAAGTCATCAATTTTTGTGATAAACTCAGAAACAACAGCATCCAAGAAATAAATCATTGTTTCAACTGCGTCGGTGTCTTTCCACTCGTCATAATGAAGTAGATTCATAGACGAAAGAACACACACAAAAGATTCTTCTTCAGAGTTGTGAAGTGCAATCTCAGAACAAAGGTTTGAATTATAAATCTTCATGTCCTTGTCACGATAAACTTCAGGTGCTTTATTGTTCATTGTATCTGAGAACATAATATATGGATATCCAATTTCACCTCTACGTTGGATTACTTTAGCCCATACAGCTCTCTTTTCTTTATCACCATTAACCATTTCCTCCATAAATTTATCACTCACAGTAACTGCGTGTGTCAAATCTTGGATAGGAAATCCTTCAGTTCCAATCTCTAAGAACTCCATGATGTCAGGGTGTTCAATTGGAAGGTACGGTGAGAATCTACCACGACGAGTTGAACCTTGTGAGATATTATCTACCACACTTTGAAAAAGATTCATAAAATGAACTGAACCAGGTGCGTGTCCGTTGTCAGTAATTTCAGCACCTCTTCCACGGATATTACCAAAATATCCTGAAGTACCTCCACCCATCTTACTCATCTCACCAACTTCAGCCTGAGTGTATAGAATTGATTCAATATTGTCTCCAATATTTGAACCAAAACAACTTACAGGAAGACCTCTTTTTTTACCGAAGTTTGCCCATACAGGTGAAGATAGTGAATACCATCCCTTACCCATATACTCGAAAAACTTGTCAGCAAAACCTTCTATACCTAAAAGTTTTTCTGCGTGGTCCGCAATTGTTCTAATTCTCTCCAGTGCTTCTTCACCTTCACTGAGATATCCTCTACGAAGAAATGTGATGGATTCTTCATTAATCCATTCAAAAGGTTTTCTATTTTCCATATTACTTATTTACCGCTTTTTAAATTAAAATAAATCATTCAATGTAATCGACTTCGATTTTTTACTATAATTAATACTTCTCTTATTAAAGAAGTCTGTGTGTTTTGTTGTCAAAATTTCATCATCAAACCATTCAGTAGTTTCCAACAATTTTGGATTTACGTCAAACACTTTATCAATACCAATAGAATTTAACGAGATATTAAATCTGTGTTTGATAAACTCCATCGTTTCTTCTTTAGTTAAGAACTCCATATCACCCTTTTCAAAAATCCAATCAACAATTTCTGACTCAGCCTCATAAGCCTCCATAGTAGCATTAATTAAATCTTGTACAAGTCCATCTGTCCACCATGAAGGGTTTTCTTTCTTAATAAGATTAACTAAATCAAACCCAAACTCAGCATGAATGTTCTCTTCTTTAGATGTTGCCTCAACAGCATTACTCATACCTTTCAATACGTTTTTATGTTTGTTGAATGACATGATTACCAAAAATTGTGAAAAGAGTGATACATTTTCTACAAACATAGAAAATAAAACTATAGATTCAAAATATTCTTGGTTTTCAAGTGCTTTAGAATTCTGAATTGACTTCTCCAAATACTTAATTCTTCTTCTAATTGCTGGTACCTCTAACAAATTTTCAAACTCTTTGTTTAGTCCAAGTAATTGAATAAGGTGTGAATAAGCATCTGCGTGTCTTACTTCAGATTCCGCAAATGTTGCACCTACACTACCAATTTCAGGTTTAGGCATTTTTTTGTAAATGTCCCCCCAAAATGTTTTAACAGCAATCTCAATTTGTGAGATAGCCAACATAGCTCTTTGAACTGCAGATTTTTCTTTCTCACTCAAGTGTACTTTGAAATCTTGAATGTCAGAAGTAAAATTAAACTCAGTGTGTACCCAATAAGAGTGACGAATAGCATCAACATATTCAATCAAATCAGGGTACTCGTAAGGTTTCAAACTCACCCTTTTTGTGAATATGTTTGGTTGGTGTTTTGAACGATAAATGATATATTCTTTAGCAACATCATTTAGTCCATTATCCATAAGTTTATTCTCAACGGTGTCGTGAATTTCATCCACGTGAGGTACTCTAGTTTTGTCATTTCTAAAAATACTTTTCTTTGCCAGTCTCGCAATTTTTTCTGCAACTTCTACATCTACTTTACCAAGAGATTTCATTGCGTTGACAATAGCATTTTGTATTTTATCAACTTCAAATGGTACTTTATCACCACTTCTTTTGATTACATACTGTGTGTCAGTTTGAGTTATGTCGGTTAAATTTTCCATACTTTGTATATTATTTTTTTTATTTAGGTTAGTATAATTATTCAGAGATTATTAATTAGCAGGTTGCTCTCTCTGTTTTCTTTTTTCAAGGAGTTCTTTAATCCTATCACGTTTCTTTTCTTCCTGATGTTCCTCAAATCCAAGGAAAGTTGTTGACGATTCAGTATCAATTTCTAACAGTTCGTTATCAAACTTACAGTTCTCAAACACAACACCATCGGAACCAATACGAGACTTAGTGATTGCAATTGTTGCCAACTTCATTTCTTTCTGTTGGAGAGTCTTTGCCACAGATATAATTACGTGTCCAACTTGAGCCTTTTTAATCGAACCCCCCATTTGGTCTGTCGTTACAACTTCAGATGAAATTGATGAACGGTTACCTTGAGTTGCTGTCCAACCAACAAGATTCATCTCATGACACATTGCTTCAAAATGTCTCATAACAGAACCTTCAGCCTTCCATTCATCGTTCTTTGTGTTCTCAGGAACTACACAGTCAATGTAGTCTAAAGTAACCATATCGATTTGATTACCATCGGCAATCATCTTTCTTATTTGGTTCTTTATCTCATTCATTGTTACTGTATCTGATGGAAGTTTCTTAAGGATAAGTTTATTTGGCATCGTGTTTTTGATTTCCTCAACTTTTTCCATAACAGATTCTTTCTCCAA